TATCCCGCAAGTGCTAACCGTGATCGTGGCGTAGGCTTCAGAGACCAGGTCTCGCAAGCTAGCAATCAACATCGCTGGGTGCGTGTTTTGCCCCGGCATTTTTTCGAGCATTTCTTGGTCAATCATAGCCATCAACCTTCAAGATGTTCCGAGACTCCAGACTTCACCTTCAAGTTACCCCTTAAAGGGGGTAACTTGATGGTGTTACCGTCAACCGAACTTGAAGGTACCTTCAAGTTAATTTGAAGGTTAAAAAGGAGCATTGGTTTTTTCCTCCAAAACATAGGTTCCATTCGTTAGTTTTTTGATGGTTTTTAGCCCCAAAGCTCTTGCGACAATTCGGTAGGCAGTTGAATCGGAAATGCCATCAGCTTGCTTCATAACCCATCCCTCAAGGTCTGAACGCGAGCAGGGATAGCCATTGAACTTGGACATATCGACATCCTCCGCCTGCGGCCCGGGCTTCTTCTTAACTGCTTCCCCAGCCTCAATCCATGCCATCCCATGATCGCTGTGTCTTAGATTGATATGCGGCTGCACTGAATTTTGCGCCACGATGCCAGTAGAATTGAGATTAGAGCGCTTACCGCGCTTGGTTACCTCAAGGCGATACAGGCGCTTTCCTTCGGCATCCTCGCCACAAGGCGCCAGCATTAAAACTGATCTGGCCCAATTCGTCAGCTCGCTGGATCCAAATCCAGAATAAGCCTTATCATGCCCCTGATACCCGTTGCCCTCTTTGATTGGCTTGGGTGTGTGGTGGATCAGCATCCAGGCAAACCCGGCAGACAGGGCAAGCGGGTTAAGCAGATTACGCAAAAACCCTCCAGCCGTCTCTTGGTTGCTGAGATCACCACCTATGAAGGCCAACAGCGGATCTGCCCAAAATAGATCAGGACGATGCTTTTCAGCCAACCTGCGAGCCCGATCCACGAAGGCCGGCCCCGTGCTGCTACAATCGCGAACAATAACCACATTCTTTTTTACCATCTCTATCTCTTTCGGACTAAGCTCCATGGCCTTTACAATTCCCTGTACCGCCTCTGCCACGTCTCCCTCGTCATTTTCGGCCTGAACAATTAACGATTTCAACCCTTCGCCTTTCGGATCAATTCCAAAGAACGAGCGTCCGATCGCCCAAGTAATGGCGGCCTGTAGGCAAAGCACGCTTTTGCCCAGCCCGCTGGATCCAACCCAAAGTGCCGATCCGCCCCGGCAGATCCATCGCTTGCCTAAAAGCGTGGTGGGATCGTCGGTCTCCTTAAAGGCCAGCAACCTGTCCCAATCGCATGCGTCTGGGATGTCTCCATAAATCACTTTTTCTTTCCATTGCATGAAAGTGATCGCCGGTTTCCCACACTCCACCAGCTCCTGCTGTTGCCCCGTGGCCGTGCGCATCGCTCCGGGCAACCTAGACAAACGCCCTGCATCCTTGTTGGCCGGATCCGGCTTGGAGTGTTCTAGGTGTTTGTAAATAAACTCAACCCGATCCTTGAACTCCTGCTCCCCGGACGCATCTACAGTCACCCAAGCATGCAGACTGCGAGCACCGCTCTTGATAATGGCCTTGGTGGGCAGGCCGGAGCGCTTAATGATCGCCCACTGCTCAGCGATGGTGCTTTCATCAAACTCGATTAGGGCATGCTTGAATTTTACAATGTTTTCCGCCTTCCGCCCCTTGCGGTTGTTCGGGTTAATCGACACATACACGCCCACCGCATCCCCCTGCCATTCCTTCAACCCGTCGCCCTTGAATAGCTCCAGCCATTCCTCACGGGTACGATTCTCACCGGCTCCATCCGGGCGCTCGCGGTCGCCGTCGCTAATGGACCGGCAGATGTTGATGTAATCGCCTACTTCAAAGGCTGTCGTTAGGAATTTCTCCACCGGCCCATTTTCAACGCTGATGGGCATCGTCGGGATATGCGTCTCCTTAACAATGGTCAGCCCCTGCATCTTATAGGCTGACTTAGGCCTCCATGGCTCCCTGGCTGGCTTGCTGTAGGCGCTCTTGACGGCCGCCACCGCTTCCCGCTGCGTAATCCCCACCTTCATGCCCCACGCCTCCGCCTCTGTTTCCGCATCAAACTGCTGCATGCCCTGATCCCGCATCTGGCAGCACAGCTTAAAGAGTTGCGTGTTGCGCTCCCCTTCCGGCGCCCCGTTGTGGTATATGGCCTCGACGGCCGGCGGTAGGACGGGGATCACTTCTTGGACTCCATGTCGCGTTTTTGGTAGCGCTTGGCTCGTTTCAACAGCTCCCGGGAAATCGTCAGCGCCAGATCCAACCGAGTCCCGGCGGCCTTGTACTGCTCAGCGACCAGATTGCGTTTGGCGCGTTCCAAGATTTCGACCAACCATGTGGTGCGTTTTACGGACATTTTAATTTTTCGCCTTTTGATATATTCTGCTAATTTCTTCCCTAACAATTTTTCTTGGAACGCACACGCCAACAGTTGTGTATTGCGAGCAATCCCCAACATTTAATATGTTTTTAATCGGATATGTTGATTTCCAGACATCGCCTTTGCGTTCCCAAGCATTTTTCAGCAAAGGGAAAGGTAGCAATTCCACAGTCTCATTTTGAATGCAAATGTATGATACGTAATCGCAGATTTGATCCTTAGCTATCCAACCTGGACTTAGCTTCTCTATTGAACTCCAATACTCTAAAAAGAAATCATCATAATAGAGTCTTCGTATTTTTTCTTCTATAAAGTAGTTTCTGTTTGCAGTTTTGACTTTTACATCTGCTCCAAGTAATTGTGTTTTTTTATCTCTAATTACTTCACATGTTCCACCAAAGACTTTTCTATATAATCTGTCGGCGTAATTATTATAAGAATTTGCAAATTTTAGACTATCTTGAAAATTATGAGTGCTCATACTTCATTACCCCATGCCGCCCAATTCTTACGCGGCGACCGGCAATACATTTCTAGTTTTGACTTATGGGCAAATGCTTTTTCAATCCACTCATAAACACATGCAGGCTTAGCGCTGTGCTTTGACCTTTTTTCCCTAAATACACTTGAAACCCTAAAGTCTTGAGGCGTCGCTCCTGGATTTCCTTTAGTTCCAACCAACAATAATTCGTGTTGACCCCTAAACCAATAGCCCATTCCAATAATTTCCTTATCCCAGATTGCGTGAGTTTTATATTCAAACCCCCAGGCCTCCATGACTTGCATCGCTTCTTTTAATTTTGGAGATGTAGCCCAAAGAAAAAGAATCGAGTCACTGGATGTATTTGGGCGATGAGATTCAATTTGTTCAATTGTCGCCGTCAAATAGTGATTCTCAATTTTCCTGTTATCGGCTTCTTGGTGATCGTACCGCCATGGTGGATCAGCCAAAACAATATCAAATGGGCCAACTTCTTTTGACTTTATTTGCCCAATGGATTCTATCTTTTGTTTGTATTTCTCAACTTTTACTTGTCTCAAAGCTTCCGACATGCTCATAACCCCATCCTTAAGCTGCTGAAGTTCTTTTTTAGGCAACTTGGCAAGCTGCCTCACCATCTTTGCTTCATTTTTGTCTATGCCTAATTCTAAAAGTGTTGCGGGCGGGGTGTTTTTTACCCCGCCCGTATCAAAGGTGCCACGAACGCCTTGATTTTTAGGTGATTCAGCCCAAATTTCACCCAATCTTCTCATGGCTTCAATTTTTATGCTATTGGCGTACCCTATGGCCTCCTGCCCAAGTTGCTGTCGTTTGGCGTAAATTTTGGCAGCCGCGGCCACGTCCATAATCTTTTTCACTTCCTGGATGGATTTTGCTTCTACAAGCATCTCGCTTGCTTTGCTTAGTCGTTCAATCACTGAGTCTTTAATTGCAATTTGTTGTAACATTTTATTCCTTTTTGTTTGTTGTTTGACTACCACTGCCCCATTCCCCACCGCATCCGGTTGTTCCGGGCGATGATGACCTGCTGGGCGTACTGCGCAGGCGTATAGGTTCCAATGACGCGGGCGGAGAACATGAAAAGAAGTTGAGCGAGGGTCATTTAATTATCCTTTCCCATTGCTTCCCAGTAAGCCGCTGCAAGTTCAGGATCTAACGTGTCGTCTGGGTCATCTTCACGTGTTTCTATTTCGGTTTCCTCACGCGCCAGCTCTTCTTCGATTTCTTCTTGTCCACAAGTGCAAATCTGCGAATCAATATGTATGACGCAATTTAAGCTATGCCTAGGATAGCGCTTTAGTTTTTCTAATTGAACAAGGCATTCAGACAATAGACTCATTTTTTAATCCCCGTTTCTTGCTTGTTTAAATATTTCTCCCATTCCAACCTTGCGGCCTCCGCTTCCTCATCAGTGGAAAACGGCCCCCAACCGCACTTGGGCCAGCCGGCGTGCATGTAAAAGCGTTCGCCCATCGGATAACCCGCATCTGTAAAAAGCCGGCGGCCTATGATTTTTAACTTCACAACACCGCCTCCGGCAGCGGCCCCGTGATCTTCCACACGTAATTGCTGCGGTCGTACTCCAGCGGGTATCCAAAGAAATCCCGCAGCAAATCCATGTCCCGGCTGACGGTCTTGTAAGAACACTCAAGCTCAGCGCCCAGCTTGTGGTGGCTAGGTAGGCACAAGTCGTGCCGCAGCTTGGTTGCGATGACGCCCAGGCGCCGCAACGTTGGCCTGGTATCACCATTCCTCAGTGCCCGCTTGCGCCGGCTCATGATCGTGGCCTTGGCTGTTCTCACCTACTCACCTCCACC